GTAGCTGCCGTACACCGTCTGGTACGAGGATTCGTTCTTCTGCTTCCAGAAATACGTCGTGTCCCCGCATATCCAGGGAACACCGTCAGCAGAGCCACCGACGCACTGACCTGCCATATCCGCCAGGTCTGCACGGAATTTATCAACCAGCGCACCAAACTGTGCTGCGTGATTTGCCGGCGTACCGCCAAAATCAAATTCCCCCTGCATCCACACCACGGCAAACAGCACATTTTTCGGATTCTTCTTCAGTGCTGCTTTTGTTCGACCGATAAGGTCCTTATACAGCGGCTTGTCCACACCCCAGCGGGTTGAATTCTCCGAGGCACCGCCAGCGTCACTGTATGTGCCATCGGCTCCGGTGGTGAACGCTGAACCACCACGACAGCACGGAACCAGCAGAATGCCCGCATTCGCCGGTATAAACGGCAGCAGTTTTTTGGCAATATGCAGCCCCTGCCCCACGGTACCGTACTGCCCCTTTGACAGGTCCGCTTTCGGATGGTTAAGGCGGCTCATGTCCTGCACATCATGCAGACAATGGTCCGCCGGAATGATGTCGTTATACTTACAGGCGGCACCGCCCGGTGTCACCGTACTGCGACGCGCCAGCTGCTTAATGCGCGGGTCCGGACGGTCATATGTCTCCGGCAGCGGAAGGCCTTCACCATATGCCATGCTGTTTGACTGCCCCGCCAGAACCACAACAAAGTAATACTCCGGGTCTCTGGTGGCGCTGATTACTGTGCCCTCTCCATCCGACGGCTTCACCACAACAGGTGTGCTCACATCACCTTCTGCGACAATCGCCTGAATAAGTGCTGCGCCATCATCCGTATACGAAGAAAACGGCCCGCCGTATGGCTGCCATCCTTCACGAATTTTTTGAGCAAGCGCATCCGCAAGGTCTGACGGCGACGCCGCCCTGACAACATCATAATGTTTAAATGTCATTATTCCTCCCGGCCGGGATAGTGTATTAAATCAGATATGGAGTGGGCTGTAGTCCGGAAGCCTGAATGACACACGGGGACTACAGCCCGAAATACGAAAAAGGCCGCGCAGTTGCGCAGCCTTATGAATCCTGGTTAAAATCCGCACGATAAAAATGACAATGCAAGTATCTCATGCTGTTGCCCGAACCCACTCGGGCTTTTTTTTGCATGTAAAAAGGCTCCTGCGATGAGGAGCCTGGATATATGCCTAATCTCTGTATACAGCATGATGCCGGGTGCCTCCCGGTGAGTTCGGCCTGGTGCCACCAAACCCGCGTATTCTCGCTTACGATCATCAAAGAGATCATACCGTTCACCAGTCGCCCCTCCGCACAGGGGGATTCACCATGCAGAAATTTTCTAACACATCTATTATCAGACCGGCAACAACTGACTGAATTGAGATGTATTTAACATTTATGAATCTCCGCCTGCTATTTTCACTGAGCTATTCTGAGTCAACGAAAAATAACTTCGCTGAATCCCCCTCCATTATGACAGGCATTAGTTTTAATGGTTACAGTCATCCCCGTAATTTGCGCACTGAGAAGAAGAGACTGAAGATTCCATCTGTTGGTAAATAATTCTTTATCACCCACTTTAACTGTAAAGGTATCGTCATCATTATATTTTGTATACTCCACCTTTCCAGTTACACAATCAGGCGTCGCCAGCGCACTTGCTGAAAAAAATGAAAGCGATGCAGCTATTAATAATGTTTTTTTCATTTTACCCCCTCAACTGCTAATAGTTCTGCGCATCAGAATTGCCCCCAGAGTGGATGAATCCCACAATATTTTATTGTGCGTAATCCCACGGACTCTTCCATCTGCCGGACACATAGAAGGAAACTCATCAGATGCCATTCTGGCAACTCGCGATGCATGATGATGACAATTCAGTATTAATGCCACGCTTCCCAGAATTGCATTAATGCTTCCAAAAGAAATTCTTCCTACACGAACAGAGTCTTGTCCATGATAGTCAGGCAGGACGCTACTCAACCTTCCCCAGTTCAATGTAAGATCAACATCTTCAGCAGTCATTACATAAGAACGCCCACTGAGATCATCCAGTGTTGTACGAAATCCCCTCTGTATTTGCCGAAAACGTAAAGCTTCAGCTGTCACAGTAACAAACCGTAACATCGCTCTTGCCACAGACTGCGTCAGTGAGGTTCCACTATGCGACATTAAATCCAGATAAGAAGTAGTCAACGAATGGCGATTTATCTGCATCCCCGTACGACTGATCCCTGCAACACGCTGTAACGTGGTATAGCTACTGTCACCAGACAATGTAACCGCTGTTGTACCTGGAAAGGTAACATGTGAAAAATCAGCAAAGCGATAAAAAACATTATTTGTCCTGTTAACAAATCCTGTCACATATAAATTATTTCGTTCAACAATAAGCCGTAGATTATTAAACCGCCCTTCCTCTGGATCTATCCCTCTGACATCAACTGCAAACAAATTATCCCCTGTGCCACTATCAATCATCAGTAAAGACGTACCTCCTGATGAAATAGTCTGTAATGGAGTACCTATTGCAGAGCGAATGACATTCAGCGAATCTACATACGTCTTTGCAGTCGAGAAGTCTAAGGTAAATTCCTTCGCCACCACATTAACTGAAAAGATAACAAAGAAAAAAGTTAGCACTCTAAAAATAATTATTTTCATATTACACAATACTCCTTGAGCACCATACGATAACTATATTCTTGACATCCTCCACGCCCTGAAGGACGGCGTTTTACGGCGCACCGGATAAACGTAACAATAACGTAATGAAAATGATAATCATATTCAAAGAGAGCTGCAACCTTAACATATCTGGTCAGATCTCATGCGACTACTTGACGTACGTAGATAACAACATTTATTGATACACAGGATGTTACGGACATAAAAAAGCCAGCCACTGGGGGAGGCTGGCAAACTCGTAGAGCAAAATGCTGTTACGCAAACTTCGTTACAGGGTCATCCTGCAATACAAAAAATACACAATATTTAGAAAACTAATAGTGCCATGTGCAATTTTTAAGATTTTGTTATTAATTGTGGTCGCACCTTCCTTTCTGTGTACTTTCCGTATAGCTCACAGGATTCTGGGTACAAAAAAACCCGCGCATCGGCGGGTTAAGCAGCGTGGCAAAGTAACCACTCTTAACACATTACAATAACTTTTGCGTACGCGTTAGCTCTTTTGTATATTTAACTTTTCTCTAATTCTAAAGGTAAAAGGTAACGACTAGTGAAAGCGAACGACTACCTGTTTGGTCTTCAGGCAAGAAACATCTCTTTCAGGCTTCTTCAAGGCGAATTAAAGTATTTTAATATGAAGTCAGCTAGGGGGTGGACAGAGTTGCTATCTGATTATGCAAGTAATAATGAAAAGGATATAATAAATAATCTCAAGGAGATTTACCTCAGCCAATTGAATTACAGCAATCGGGCCGTATTTTTTGCTCAACTGAATAATATCACTGACGCAATCCTCTTGAAAAAAACCTTGTTAAATCTGATTAACAGCAACGATAAAGATTATCAAGAATACATTGCCACCTACCCATTGCCAATAGATAGCGCAACACATAAAAAAGTCAAAAAATTAAGACCAGTCTGCATCTCCCACTCTCAACATGGTAACTCGATCACTATTACAACAACTTATCTTCGTCCATTCAAAGAAAGAAGTGCAATTGAAACAAATACACTAAGCCCAGCAACACAAAAAGAACTCAATTGTTTTGATGAAATAATTGGAATAAAAGATAGATACATCCAATGTTTTGACACAATTACTTTTAACTATGTTTCCGGCGAAATAACATTTGAAATCGACATGTGTACAAATCTTAACCATAATGAATTGGAGCGCGCATCAACAAGATATCGTAGAATATTAATGTACCTTTTCCATAAAGAGAATTCATATCACGTCGCCTTCATTAGAAAAAATATATTTACTGCTATCGATAAACTTTACAAATCTGCCGATGGTACCATTTTAAAACTTGGGCATGCCACAGGAACAGGCTCAGTAAAAGAAGAAAAAATGAGAAAGAGAAAAGATGATTTAAGGAAGGAAAAATATCATGCCGCAGGCTTAGCGGCAATTGGAGGAAAAACTAATAACTTTAGTATTTCTAAACAATGGAATGGAGCACACAATAACATTTTAACAATGCATGTACCCGGACATTTTTCTTTAATTTCATCCTCGCTACCATTTATAAATCATGTTATAATCGAAGGGTGTGTTTGTAAATCAGATTATGAGTTATTGATGTCAAAGGTTTTCTAAATGAATAAGCAGGAAATGAAAGATATCATACAACATTCTTTTGCTACCGACAGCAAAGTTGGTTTTGCATGTATGAATATTTATCATTACCTGCTTAATGAAGATCTGGATAATTTAAAATATATAACATTCAATAACTTGCAAAAAGTCAGTAATGTTGATCAAAGTATCCTTTACGAGGCAATTACTTATCTATCCGGAGAAAAAGCACCAATATTATCAATCGGATACGAATATATTGATGGTGATGACATTTTTGAAATCTCTCAAGATGAGTTAAGCAAAATATATTCAGAAGGAACATTTTATTTCGATGGCAAACCAGTCCTCAATTGGCAGTCGAAAGTTTACATTTACTTTTATGCATCAGAGTTCTGGAAAGGCCTAGAATGATGGATAATCAGAATAATTTTACGTTAGAATCGCTGAAGTCCGCAGCGTCATTCGATGAGAGCGCAGCACGCCTTTATCGAAGAATTACATGCAATTCATACGATAAATTTATTGAAATGTTTTATATTGACTTAGAAAAAACAATCAGATTGATTGAAAAAAATGCAAGCTTAATGCAAAACGATGGAGAAGACCGTTTATCTATAGAAATAATTAATATACTAATTGGCTTCGGATATGATTCTGGTCATGATAATTATATAAATGGGCACTCAGACATTGTTGTAAGTTTCAAAAACTACACATGGATTGGAGAGGCTAAAATTCATAGCTCATACGACTATTTAATGGAAGGATTCCATCAATTATGCTCTCGTTACTCCACAGGAAGTGAAGATGATTGTCAAGGAGGATTAATAATTTATGTGAAAAGCAACAATGCATTAGATGTCGTAGAGAAATGGAAAAAAACATTAACCTCTAAAAAAGATGACTTTGAAGATTTTTATTTATCCGATTGCAAAACAAGAGAAAAGTTGAGCTTTTACTCTAGCCACAAACACCCTAAATCTGGATTGCCATACAAAGTAAGACATTTCGCTGTAATATTGGGATTTGCACCTAAAGACAAAAGTGCGAGAACAGCAAAGTCCAGAAAATAATAAGTTTTATTATCTGGACCAAGGCTGTTTTTATCTATTTAGAATACACATAATACCATCAATAAATCCAAGTGCACTTTGCAACTCCTTTCTAATAGTTCCATCCGAGCATTTCCGCTTCTTTGCGATTGTACGGAGTGAAATCCCGATAACAAAGTGAGCAATGATCAGCTCATATTCTTCTGGTTTATATTTCCGCAACCGGGCCACACATCCATCAATCATAATTCCTTCATCATCATCGCACTGGAGACGTGACTTTTTACCGTGTGGTAGAAGCCCCTTGAAACCAGCCGCTATCGGCTGCCAGTCGACACCACTATTTTCTGCTGCAGCCCAAGCCCCCCAACGATCTAAAACTTCGTACATATCACGCATCAGCGCAGCACCTCATGCACCAGTTTTTCAAACTTTCCAACTTTGGTTTCCAGCTCTGCCACACAATCCACCAGCTCATCCACTGCTTTTTGTGCGCGGTGTTTCGCCTGCATCAGTTCCCTGAGCGCTGGCACCATATCCCGACGAATAGCATCTTTTGTTACACCTGTTTTTTCCAGTTGTTCCGCCTGTCGCAACATTTCCTGTGCCTGTTTACGTAATTGTTCAGGGGTAAAAGTCATTGTCTGGTTGTTCAAAAGAAACGCTCCATCTTACTGCTGTCAGTTCGTTTGTTACTGTATCTGCGCGGTCTGGACGGCTGCATTGATGTGGAAAGAACCTGCGCGCTTTCCTGGTCTACAGGCAGAAAATGTCCGTTATAAAAACGTCGGTAAATCGTCCCCAGAGAACCATTACGTTGCTTCGTGATATTAATTTCTGCGATGCCCCCGGCCTGCGTATCCGGGTTGTACACTTCATCCCTGTAAAGCATCAGAATGATGTCAGCATCCGCCTCTATTTCTCCGGAATTTTTCAGGTCTGAGTTCATGGGACGTTTATTTGGTCTGGACTCCACACCGCGGGAGAGCTGACTCAGCGCAATCAACGGAAAACCACCGGATTTTGCCAGGCCTTTAAGTCCCTTTGAGATTTCACCCACGGCAAGGTCATGACGCCCCGTGGTTCGGGTTTTTATCAGCCCGAGATAATCAACCACCACCAGTGCCGTTTCCGGATGTTTAATCAAATGGTGTTTCGTTGTTGCGCATATCTCGTCAATGGTCAGGTTCGCCTGGTCCACCATCCAGATATTGCGTCCGGTCATCAGCTCCACCCCCTTAATGAAACGCGCCCAGTCTTCGTCACCAAAGTTAGAGACAGATTTCAGGCGCGATACAGGCATTCCTCCGGCAGCAGACACCATGCGTTCACCGATCTGAATGTTCGCCATTTCCATTGTGAACAGAAGAACACCGCGCCCCTGTTCAGTCACTTTGTCGATGATATCCAGCGCCAGTTCGGTTTTGCCCATTGACGGACGAGCCGCAATAAATACCAGGTCGCCGGGCTCCATGCCGCCTGTTTTTGCGTCCAGTTCATCAATACCGGTCATCAACGTCCTGGATTTCTCCAGCCCCTGATTCCGGCATTCAACACGGTCAACCACTTCCGGAAGCACATCATCAATATGTACCGGCTGAATTGCGCCTTTTTCCATCGACAATGAGGCCATCATGTTTTGAGCATCCTTCAGAGCATCCTCGGCTGCTTCACAGGTATGCGCATCACGTAAATTCTGTAATGCTTCGGTCAGTGTTTTTTCTGCATCGCGCAGTGCGGCATTGCGTCGCAGTGCTGCAACATAGTGTTCCAGAGATGACTTCACCCAGGTTTTACGCCCGGTATCAGTAATCACCGGGGCAAGTTCCGGCATCTCATTGCACAACAGCACAGGATCAATCACGCCGGACACACGGGCCTGTCTGCAGATGCCTGTGTATATATCCCGGTACGGTCGTACAGAAAAAACGTCCGCCGGTAGTGTGGCCAGAATATCCATCACTTCCGGATCTGCCCCACGCAAAAAGAATGCGCCAATAACAGCACCTTCCAGATCATCGTTACGCCAGACCGGGCTTTTCTGGCTGATCATGCTGCCACACCTCCGGCATGTGCACGGTAGCTGGGCCAGTTAAAGGACAACAGGTTACGGCCACCATCCGTAACCCTGTCAGCAATACGTGGACTGATGTATGCCCACAACGCCTTCGGTGAAAGATTGCTGATCAGGATGGTTGGCAGAATGCTTTCGTACCGGGCATTGATAATTTCCTGAAGAATGGCCATTTCCGCCGCGCTACCAAACTGGACACCCACTTCGTCGATAATCAGCAGATCCAGTGATGCATAATGCTCAATCACCTCATCCGCAGTTTTTTCGCTGTCATTCCGCCAGCAGTTTTTCACAGCCCGGGTCAGGCGCATCACGTCGGTGATCTCAACACTGGCGAGATAGTTGCGGATGACATATTTTGCCATCGCAACCGCCAGGTGATTTTTACCGGTGCCACAACTGCCAGTCAGCACGAGATTTGTGCCGTTCTCCAGAACATCCGCCCAGTTTTCGGCATAGCGACGACAGGCAGCAAGATTTCTGGCTGCGTCAGGATTAATCTCCTGATAGTTTTCAAACTCACAGTCACGAAAACGCAGTGCAATTCCGGCGTTATCAGTCAGTTCTTCCGCCTTCAGGGACGACAACTCCATAATCACATCGTTGATTTCAGCACTCAGGCAATGAGGGCAGTGTGAAATTTTCTCTCTGTCCTCGCCATTACGATCCCCCCACACCAGAATATGCGTGTGATATTCGCCATGTTTTTCGCAATATCCGCGACCTTCACGCATCCGGCAGGAACGATAAGGCCACGGTTTTTCCCCAGTCTCCGCAAACGCCATCTCAGACCGTAACTCATCCATCCGCGCCTGTAGTCTTGTTTGTTGTTCACGCAGGTTAAACGTCATCATCGCTGTCACCTCAGAATGTTAAGTTGTCACTGGATTTACCGAATTCGTCAGACATGGCACCAAGACCAGACAGGATATCTATCTGTCGCTGTCGCCCACCTCCGGGAGCGGCTGGCTGTTGCCAGAAATCTTCGAAGTGACGATCGGGTCCAAAGAACGTCGCAGCCTGCTTCACGAACTGTGTGCCGGTATTTCCTGTAGCACGTACCCAGGCGGCATAACGTCTCACACCATCAAGCATGGTCTCCGGTTTTATTCCCTCCCTGATACGGGCTTTCCAGGCTTTGAAGGCTGCTGACTTGGAATTGCCACCAGCACGTTTGGGATATTCCTGCCAGGCCTGTTCAAATTCCGGTGAATATTCCTGTCGGGCAGAACGTGCTGGTGCAGACGCATCAGCGGATGCGCCAATAGTGTTTTTACTCTCTGTAGTATTCTCTGAAGTAATCTCTGTTGTATTCTCTGTAAGATCGAAATTGGTTTTCCCTTCTCCGCGGCGAGGGGTTTCCCGTGTCCGCGGTGAAGGCTTTCCCTCCTCCGCGAAATTGGGTTTTACAGTTTCCCGAAAACGGGTTTCCCCATTTCGGGAAAACTGATTGTTTTCATTGATAATTTCATTAAGGCGCTCACAATCTATACGGTAGAACATTTTGTGCTCAAGACGCTTGTTGGTTTCAACCAAAATGCCTCTGGACACAAGATGCTTACGCGCTACAGCCTGTTGTTCAAATGTAAGTCCGGTTTCGTGTTGTATCTCTTCACGCGTTTTATGTACGCCTTCCGCTGCATGTGCTTTATCCTGCCAGTAAAAAATCTGACCAAAGAAAATAACAGCGTGCGGACTTCCCATGTATTTAACGAGCCCTGGGTAATAAGCAACCGGATGTCCAAAATCGAGCAGAAGATCAGACGGACGCATAGCCACCTCCCAGGCGTTTAAACATTTTTCCGGACTGAAACGCCACCAGCGGATAACTCAGGGTATGAGTACGTCCCTGAACCTGGCAGACAACTTTCTGGCTTTCAGTGCTGACTAGGCAAACCCGCAGAACGTGACCGTTGCTGGTGGCGAACCACTGCCCCACACGGGGGCAACGGTTGTATCGGTGATACAGAGAATTAACGAGGCGGCGAATCATGGATGTACCTCCCGCACATCAGCCATGAGCATTTTGCTGGCTGTTTCCAGCGCCTGATCGGCGCTAATTTGCATAACAGCCAGTGAGTGAGGAACGACAGCCCCGGCATATTCTGTTTCACTGGTGGCGTGTTTATGCGCCATATCTGCGATAACAGAGATGTCAATCAGTGCATCCATCAGGGTTTTAATTACCGTAACAGAGGTGTCTGAATAATGGTTATTACACATGGCGCGCCTCCCATTGATTACGGCGAAAAGCGGTATGATTCACGCTGGTTTCTGCCTCATGGAATGCTTCAATACAGCTCTCGTAGTACCGCATTGTGCGCAGACTTAACCCAAGCTGAAGCATCATCAGGCCATCAAGGGTGATGTAATAACCTCGCAAAGAGTCACCATAGATGTGATAAGTACCCGGTATGAAATTGCGGGTGAAAAATTCGCGCGAGCAGTTCAGGTACTCGATTTTGTCGACGATGTTCTGGTGCATGCGCTTGAAATGGCAGGCTACATGCAGGGAGAAAATAACGGCCTTACCGTTAATAATCTCAATTTTGAGGAATGGGTGGGTAGGGGTGGTTGCCATAGTGACATCCTCATGTGCGAATTTTGAAAACTCACCACATGGGACGCCAATCACAGAGGTGGTGAGACGTACAGGGTTGGCGTAACCGGTCGCACATGACCCCGGCGCATCTTTCGATGCCCCTGCACGCCCCACCATAATTTGGATGTGAGGAAACGTGCGCAAAAAAACCGCTGAAGCGCGGTTATGCGCATGTGCGAATTTCAGGACGCCAATCCCGGCACCCGCTTTATAAGGTGCAGAGACAGTGTAACGTTCCAAAAGTGCAGAATCAATATTCAGGTAGCGGATCATAGGTGCACCTCCCGTTGATGACGACGGAAAGCGGAATGTACCTGGACGGTTTCAGCTTCATGGAATGCATCAATACAGCTCTCGTAGTACCGCATTGTGCGGAGACTTAACCCAAGCTGAAGCATCATCAGGCCATCAAGGGTGATGTAATAACCATGCAAAGAGTCACCATAGATGTGACAAGTACCCGGTATGAAATTACGGGTAAAAAACTCGCGCGAGCAGTTCAGATACTCGATTTTGTCGACGATGTTCTGGTGCATGCGCTTGAAATGACAGGCAACATGCAGAGAGAAAATAACGGCCTTGCCGTTGACGACTTCGATTTTGAGGAATGGGGAAGTTGGGACAGTAGCCATGATGGCAGCCTCCTTGATCGGTGAAATACTTCCACCACCGGAGGTTCCAAGCTCGCTGGTGGCGGACTGAACAGGGTTGGAACTACCGGCGATCAAGGAAACCGGCGAGCCTTTCGGCTCCCCTGCCCAGCCCACCATAATTCTGGCGTGCGTGAGCGCGGACGATAAAAAAGACGCTGGCGCGTCGTATATCGCCTCGATCAATTCCGGGGTTCCAATCCCGGCACCCGCTTTATAAGGTGCTGGAACAGTGTAACGTCCCGAAATTGCAGAATCAATATGTTGGTTGCGGATCATTTTGTACCTACTCGCCGTCAATCCGCGTTTTCGCGCTGATTCCAGTCATGAACAGCACGTTCTTTCGAATCAGGGATCTGGTTTGCGTTACAGCAAGTACATGCGACGTAATAACCATCATCGCCATCCAGAAAATATTTCACCTCAATGAGTTGTACTTCCGGATTTCCGCAGAACGGGCAAGGTTTCAGATCGACATCACCAGTTACACACGTCTTGGTTTGCATTATTTGTTCTCCTGTAAAAGATTCGCGAGCTCAGTGTTATGGGTAAACAGCCCATCCCATGTTTTCTTCATCGGTAGTTCACCGTTCAGATAATGGCGATATAACCAGGCGGCACCTTTTTTCTTCAGGAGTGGTTTGAAAATCTCGCGCATTTCCCCGTTTTCCTGCTCAACCTGCCCAGAACGCTCAGTCAGGTATTGGTCACGTGCATACGCTTTTACACGCCAGCGCGGATACATAGCCTCCGGACGGTCGTCATACAGCCAGTTACGCTCTTCAAGGAACGCATTAATCTGACGAGTGTTTACACCGTTGAGCTGTTTGCAGAACTGCACAGGAGTGATGCCATCGGCGAGATGGCTTTCGAGTTTGCTGATGTAGCGAGCCTGACGCTCTGCATACCCGAGAGCAAGGCGTTCGGATTTTTTGGCTTCAATCCACGCTTCAGCAGCAGCGATCGGATCGTCAAAGTCTGGAATAGTGTTTGAAGAAGGCGTTGCTTTACGAAAATACGCCTGCTCCATTTTTTCGAAGAACGACCAGGCCTCGTCTGTATCGACGATTTTTGACATGCGGGCAGCGCCGCGTTCTGTCCAGAGGACAAGTGATGTTGTATGTTTATTAACCGACTCGCTAAAAGATAGTCGGAAAGATTTCAGCTCATCACCGCTGATTTTGAAAAAGTGTTTACCCTCAACGAAACGATCTTCGTTTCGAATGTAGTTCTGTTGTATACGGATTGGCGTTGTTCCATATCCCGCCGCCAACGTTTCGGTGGTAACTACACGTACTCCCTGCCACTCAATAACTGGCAAGTTTTCAGGGTTGACTAATTTTTGTTTATTGATCATCATGAAATCCCCTTACTAATCAGAATAAGTCGGGCTGACGGAGTGCGGCCCGGCTTTTCTTTTTTCGTTCAGTAACCGTTCATCGCGTGGACATTTCTGATGAATCACTCTGCCCATCTTCCGTGCGCGCTAGGCTTGGGTGTGGGAAAAGTTTTGGCTTATCTGGCCTAAGCTCATGAGCGGGAATCCCTGTTACGGCAGAAACGTCTGGAACATGCTCCACCCCTACAAGTCCAATCTTTCTCCATCGGGAAACAGATGGCTGTTTGACCCCAACGGCGCGAGCTAATGCATTTACGCCCCCTGCAATATCTATTGCTTTCTCAATCGCTGATTTCATAAAACACACCTAACAATTGCTTTTTCTATCAAAAAATAATAGCAACACCTATTCCACCATGCAATAGACACACTTATAGAACGCATCTACAATGTAATAGCGGAGGCTATATTTATGTCGAAATCACAAATGAGCATGTTGAGAACCCTTGCAGATAGGCTCAACTTTGCAATGTACGAAATGGGAATGAGCCAAGCTCAGTTGGCTAAGGCAGCAAACATGGCTCAACCGACCATTTGGCGAATAGCATCGGGGAATGCAAGAGGAACAACGAAAATTGTCGATCTCGCTAATGCTCTCGGTGTTACACCGGAATGGTTAAGTTCTGGTGTAGGTTCTATGAGGGCAGAGAACAAGAAACCATCTATTCCACCAAAATCCGAATGGGGGAAGATAGAGTCGTGGGATGAGCACACGCCTCTAAGTGATGATGAGGTTGAAGTCCCTTTTCTTAAAGATATTGAGTTTGCGTGTGGTACTGGGAAAGTGATTAGCGAAGATCATAATGGATTAAAACTTAGGTTTTCAAAAGCTACCCTTCGTCGGATCGGCGCAAACTCTGACGGAAGTGGAGTGCTATGTTTTCCGGCGACTGGTAACAGTATGGAGCCTATAATCCCTGATGGAACGACCGTAGCTATTGACACCAACAACAAAAGAATTGTCGATGGTAAGTTGTATGCTATTGGACAAGATGATGGTTGTGGCGGACAACTAAAGCGCATTAAACAACTACACAGAAGACCAGGTGGAAAATTGATTATCCGCAGTTACAACAGTGACGAATACCCAGATGAAGAAACCAGTATTGATAAGGTTGATATTATCGGGCGTTTATTCTGGTACTCAGTTTTGCTTTGAATCAAAAAGGAAATATTTTTTATTAAATATCAATAAGGTAACAAAAATCACCCCAAAAAAAATAGAACTTGCTATTGCCATAATTTATAGCAAGTTCTATTATGCTCTCATTCCAAATAGATGGAGTTAATGAGATGAGGGCAAAACCGACTCTGACTTTTAATGGCTTTTCCATGCACCCACTGGATGCGCTAAAAAATACCGCCGTTCTTTTTGAAGCTGGATATTTATTAGCTACATCAAATAACCATGAATACTGTGAAATTGGCGATACCATAGTTGCTTTGGCCACTGATTACGCCTTCGAAGTAAAAAACGCAATTTTTTATTCAAGACAAGATATTGCTCCTGAAAAACAGCCTGAATACATGGTTAACCTTAGCACCCAACGTGAAGCCTGCGGTTTGACGACCACCGAACTGGCCAGACTGCTCGATCTTGACGAAGAGATTATCCTGCAATGGGAGAGTGGAGAATACGAACCAACCATCAGCATGCTAATCCCCCTGGCAAATGTCCTGGGATGCGATCCTCTTTCTCTGCTGAGTGAAAAAAATAGCGCTGCTGCTGTTACCGTAAATCAGCCAGACATCCAGGAGGAAAGCATTGGCACACGTATAGAAGCCGCACGTAAAAAAGTTGGACTGACAGAAGCAGACCTGGCACGCATGATTCACACCTACAACGACCCCATAAACGACTGGGAGTGCGGTATCTGCGAAGTCCCCGCAAGCCAGATCATTCCACTGGCTAATGCGCTTGGTTGCGATCCGATGTGGCTGTTAACTGGTGGGCCTATTGCCCGGGCTTCATCAGATACCATGGGGCAATAACATCGCCGCGCTTTTCTACAAGCTGAGAGCGAATTTCACGAAGTTCTTCAACTGAGGAGCCGAAAGCCAGAGTGACATAATCGCCACTTCTGCCATCAAGATACATACGGACATTTCTCTCAACCATTGCGGAAACAGTCTCAATATGAAAACACTTCTGAGACTCACTATATAACAGAACATACATGTCAGCTGAGGAAGCCATGAAAAAGTTCGAAAACATAACTGTTCTCCATGTTGATAACTTTGATTATACAAACCAGGAACTTCTCCCGGAGGTTGTAAAGGCAATAGATGTTGCCGATATAGTGATTAGAGGAAAGAGAATTGTCAAAAACAGGCTCGCATGCACTTCAGGAGCAATGACAGAAACAACCTCACAGCAAGATAATTACGAAGGCATTTGTCTGGAGCCTGATTCATTTGCGGTAAATGTTTATCATTTATTGCATGCAACACAGGTATTACATATGTCCAGTAATCACGAAACAAAAGTACTTGGCAGCGAAATTCTGAATTTTGCATGTGAATATGCAAAAGCTGCTGCCGAAAAAGAATTAGCGCAATAACAATAAATATTCCCTGAATGTTTATTACGGTTTTATAGCCGGGGATTGTTACAACCTTTATTCATAGAGGGAACTCAGTTATGACTTTCCTGAAAAATAAGGCATCGTATAAAACTGCCTGCCTCATTGCGCAACATGGAGATTCTTATCTTCATATAGCCAACCTGTATTTGCGCAAAGCATATGGGAGATAAATAAATGAAAGAAAAACAACAGAACATAACACATAAAAAAGTAAGAGTGTTGCTAACCATTGAAAATGGTGAAGTAATTTACTCAAAACATCTGTTGGATAATGAATTCGTTGGCTGCATGGATACATTTCTGTGGATGGCAAAAAGAGCTGGCTACACGATTATTCCACCAGCAAAGGAGCAAACATTATGAACAATTTTGAATTCAAACCAGAAGCGACAGCTCATGGCATAAAAATTGACAATACAACCATTGATTATGTTGAGGCCGTACAGCGACTTAATGATGGTGAATACGACAATCCATACTGGCACGGCTTAAGAATCATGCAATGTATTGCTGAAGCCGATGATGCCGGATTCCTGGGAAGATTTTCAGTCGATATGAAGGTTGCTCAATGGCGCTGGCTGTATGTGGCAACGTTTATCAGTGAAGAGGAAAACAAGAACGGTACCATTGATATCCCTAACGATAACGGAACTACAGATCGCGCAGTTATTTATAAGGGGAAGCATGGTTGCATGAGTATATACCCAAGACCACTTCGCATTGCCCTGCAAAACCATGTCGAATGGGGATTTATTGAAAAATATGGTGAAGCTGAAGGCATGGGGCGAGTTCTGTTTCTCTATCAAAAAATGCTCATCGCAGATCCTGATAATGGTTTCATTGTCTCTGCTATGGGGCGCGAAGGGCTTGAACTCCTTCTGGATGAAATGATTCACGATCTGAATACTCATGGTATGCCAGAAGCGCCAGTGACACATTAAATATTAAGAAGAATATAATTCTTCCGTTTTTTTACTAACCGTTTATATGAAAAGCAACCGTGAATTAAGCAGAGTAAAACTGTTTTTAATCCTTGCCACAGTACTGACACTAACAGAAATCATTATTCTCTTTATTGCGCTGTCAGTCAGTTAAAAATATCGGGATGCAACAAACCAATGAGATTGTATTTCAGAATAGTAATTTTACTGGCAATTATCGCATGCATTTACGGACTACTCGTCCCGTTCCTTATATCCATGAAGGATACGGTAGCAGTCATTTCCGGCTTTGCACTGGCGTTTCTGACCCCGCCCTGCATTTATGCCATTTACAAGGGTCTTTCTTTCACTAAGGATAAAAGATGAAAAAAGTTATTTTTGCTTTAGCCATTGTTCTTCCGACCATTGGCCTTGTCGGTTGCGATCGCGTTGAACCAGGTAATGTTGGCATCAAGGTAAATAAACTGGGCGACGACAAAGGCGTCGGTGAGGTGGTCGGTGTTGGTCGCTACTGGACTGGCTGGAATACTGAAGTTTATATCTTCCCCACCTTCAAACAAATGAAGACCTACGATGAACCGTTCAGTTTCCAGATGAGTGACGGTACAACCATCGGCTATCACATCGGTGTGGCCTACAAAGTTGATCCATCCAAAGTTACCACGGTGTTTCAGACCTACCGCAAAGGCGTGGATGACATTACCGACACAGACCTGCGCCAGAAGATCGCAGATGCACTCAACCGACTGGCCAGCAAAATGACCACCGACAAATTTATCGACGGCGGTAAGTCTGAACTTCTGGATGCAGCTCTCAAAGACATTCAGGAAGAAATGACACCCATTGGTATTCAGGTAATGAGCCTCTCATATGTGGGTAAGCCGGAATACCCGCCAACCGTTATCGACAGCATTAATGCCAAAGTCACGGCGAACCAGAAAACCCTGCAACGCGAGCAGGAAGTAAAACAGCGCGAAGCGGAAGCCAACATGCTGCGCGCGGAAGCTGCCGGACAGGCTGATGCGATTCGTACAAAAGCCCAGGCAGAAGCCGATGCCATTCGTTTACGCGGCGAAGCTCTGCGCCAGAACCCAGGCGTCATGGAACTGGAAGCCATCAACAAGTGGAACGGTACACTGCCGCAATACATGACCAGTGGTGCCAATACACCATTTATCCAGATTAAATAACTTATATGCCCGGCAAACCGCCGGGTTAATGGAAAATCAGATGAACAACCAGAATACTCAACCGCAAATAATGAACTATGACCCGAATCTGACGTCGTGCGGACGCATGGCAAAACAAACCGTTCGATTAACTTTCGGACTATGGGAATACCGCGAAACATTCGAAGTTACTGTCGGCGGCAATCTGACCGGACTGGATGTTATCAGTTGCGCTATTGAAAGCCTGTACGCAACGCTACCTTATGAAGAAGTCAGGGATAAGCGTACTGGGGAAACGGATATCATGGCCACCATTAATATTGGCGAACTGATATGCCAGGATGAAGACCTGTCCGGAGAGCTCTGGCTTGCCGGGATGCTTGTCTCAGCAGAAATTATCAGTATTGAACCCGCTACAAACATACGACTCTGAAGTTCTCACTATTCAGAGAGCAGGAGAAAAAATGTTCGCTCTGATTAATCAAGGACAACTGTATACCGACAGTGCCGGTTACCCGGTAAAAATTGTTCGCTGCATAAACAACACCGTGTTGTACAGAAGAATGGACGGGCAAACACAATCGGTAAAAATGAACGATTTTAATGAATCGTTTGAACGGATCGATCACCAGGAATACCGACAAATTCTGGCAGAAACAGAACAGGAAGCTCATCTGAAAAAATTACGTGCCATGAAAAGGAAGTAAAGAATGAATAAAGCGTTTGAGCTATGGGTACGCCAGCGTTACGGCAATCGCTATGACCTGACGCGAGATGTTGACGGTTTCTACTGTCGCGAAATTGTGAGACGAATGTTTGAAGTGTGGTGCCACTGCCGTGGGCTGAATGTTGTGTGAGGTGATGTATGGGACTGGATTGCGTGCCTATATCAACCTACTGCCGCGACGCGGGAGAAACGGTTGATGCCGTTAACAAACGGATACAAAGAGGAATCTGGAAAGAAGGGATTCATGTATTAAAAGTCGACGGAGTTAAAGAACGTTGGGTCGACTTAATGGAGATTTCAAAATGGGCAAGAAAGAACAAGGATCATTATCTCTCCCTAGAGGAGTAACTATTCGCCAGCATAAAACTGGCAGCACCCTGGTTATCACTTTTACATATAAAGGGGTTCTGTGTCGGGAACCCCTCTCCAGAATGGAAGTAAATGCGCGCGGCGTGAAGTACGCCGAGCGTCTGCTGGGAGAAATAAAAAATCAGATTATCGATGGTACCTTCGAATATGCAAAATACTTCCCCAACTCCCAAAAGCTGGAGTTGTTCGGGGGAGTGAAAAAAAACAAAAATATAAAATCTTACCTGGATGAATACCTGATTATCTGCCAGAACCGTAACCTGTCACCATCGACAATTAGAGGTTATGAAAAATGCCTGTCGGCGCTGTCAGCATTGCATAAATTTCATGTATCAGAACTGACACCTGCAGTACTAAAAAACTGGATCGCCAGCAGAAAAACAAAACTGAAAACTATCCGCAATAATCTTTCATTCCTGCGCAGCGCCATAGATGAAGCGGTGACCGATGGTTTGTTAACAATAAATCCTGTCACGCTGGTCAGCGCCAGCCGGTATCACGTATTGGACAACACACCAGGCAGTGATGATTACGAGGTCGATCCTTTTACACCAGCGGAGACGGCAGCAATCTATGACGCCTGTCATTACCCGGAATGGCGAAATCTGTTTCGCTTTGCCTTTAATACAGGACTGCGCAGCTCAGAATTGTGCGCGTTGCGCTGGACGGATATAGACTTTATCGGCAACACCGCGCATGTTCAGACTGCAAGCGTAGTCGGGGTAATCAAAAGCACCAAAACAAAAGCCGGCACCCGCAAAGTGCAACTGAACAGCGAAGCGCTGGCGGCTCTTCAGGCACAAAAGCCCTACACGGCGCTAAAGAGCGACTTCATATTCAGCGATCCGAAAACTCGCGCTCCTTGGGCAAACGCAGATGCGATCCGAAAAAAAGCCTGGGTACCAACCCTTAAAAAAGCTGGTGTACGCTATCGCAATCCGTACCAGACACGCCACACGTTCGCCACTCGGCACATTAGCCAGGGCGTTAACCTGTTCTGGCTTGCTGGTCAGATGGGGCATAAAGGACCGGAAATGCTGTTCAGACATTACGGCTCTTACCTTGCAGAATACGATGGAAAAACGGCGATTTCTGCAACCCCGTAACGGCAAAATATTTCAAAATGTTGTACAGAATCAGGACGTTACCGGGACAACAATATGTACGTAAAATGCACATAATTCCTTGCGTGAAAAAATAAATCGTTCATATTCAATAAACTATGTGAATTCCGATCACGGGTTCAACTCCCGCCAGCTCCACCAATCATGATTGGACGGTATAAGGACAACACCAATAAAAACAGGAAGTTAGCAGTCTCAGCAGGACACCGACCAGACGGTGAAGAGACATAAAAGGATACGCAAAGGAGCCGCGGCTCCTGGTGACATGAAAGCCCACAGATGTGGGCTTTTTCGTTGATGGTCAGAACGACCAGTTCACACCAGCTACCCCGTTCCACGGGGATTCCACACCGGCACCATGGCTATACCCCACCCCAAGATGCCCGCTTAACGTACTGCTGAATGAGGCTTTAATACCTGCCTGGTATATTCCACGTCTGCCCGACAAATCATTGACGAAATTACCGTCACTATTCACTTTCACCCGGTTATCATCGACAAATTCTTTGCGCACAGCCGCCTTCAGCCACGGCTCAACTTCCATACCGTTCCCCAGACGCATGTTGTAACTCAGCGTTGCACCCAGTTCACGATATAAACTGCGGGTATCGACTGATTTCGATTCCATGCCATTGGATAAATGATATTCAGGGTTATCAGCGGTGAACCCCCGTTAACGATGCATACGGCGTCAGGTTCCAGTTACCATCGGTAAATCGCATCCCGGTTTCAATGTGACCGCCCAGCCCGTTGCTGCGATAACTGCCGTTGGCGGCTCCACCGCTGCCAACCGTGGAGTCGCGAGCTTCGGTACCTGCTAATACCAATGAATTACCGCCATTTTCCAGCAACATATTGGTCGCTAAATTGCCGGAAATGGAAAAAGTGCCGTACTGGTGAGTACCGCTGATTTCAATACCGTTAGCCGTGCTCGTCTGGAGAGCGGCACCGCTGTTCTGGACGATATCTGTCGCTTTGCCATTATCGTTAACTGTCAGCGTACCGCCTTCATTGATCTTTGTTTTTATTGCCTCTCCGTTAGCTGAAACTGTTTGTATTCCGCCGTCGTTAATCGTTGTCTCATTCGCCACCCCCTCGACGATTTGTTCGCCGCCGGTGAGCGTCGTGCCTGTCGCAGTGGCTTTTGTTTTGACGATCTCCCGTCCGCCCGTATTGACCTGTGTTTTGTCAGAAGAGGTGTCTGACTCCACGGTTAACACGCCGCCATTTGCCAGCAGGATATTGTTCGCCGCACCCTGCTCGATGCTGAACGCAACGCCATCCGCGCGTGTTCCTGTGACCCGCGTCGCCCTGGTGGTTGCAACCAAAGCGCCCTGGCTACTCTGCTGTATCCCCGTTGCGCTGCCTTTCTCCCGCACATCGAGTGTGCCGCCGTCATTAAGCACCGAGTTTTCAGCCAGACCGCCCTCATTAACTACCTGTGAACCCCCATTAATAATGGAACCTTCCGCTATCCCGTTTGCCATAATTTGTTGTAGGCCAGAGACGATATCGGTATTGATCGCCTTACCATAATTCTGAACGGTTTGTGTGCCGCCATTGATGTGCGTTTTGTCAGTTGACCCACCATCAACAATTTGTTCACCACTTTCAATATTTGCCTCAGTGGCTAAACCATATACCGTTTGCTTGCCACCTTTGATATTTGCTTTATCAGAAGTGGCACTGGCATATATTGTTTGGGTGCCAGCACTATTAAGTACAGTGCCAACATCTTTTCCATAAACATCCATTTTGCCGTTGGCATTAATAATCGTATCAACTGCCCGGGAACCAGTGACGACTGTTAATGAGCCAGCGTTTTCCAGCACTACATTTTTAGCTTCTGAATTCCTGATGTAGAAAGCATCACCATAACTGTTGGTTCCTTCGATAAGGGTTCCGGAAGTTGTGGAAGCAATTAATGCGCCGCCGGATTGTTGCTCAACATGCTTAGCCTCACCACCGTCCTGAACCTCCAGAACGCCACCATTATTAAGTCTGGTGGTATCTGTTTTAGCCTCCTTCTGGACAATCAGCTTACCGCCAGCATCAACGGTAGTATTTTTCGCCGAGGTTTTAGCCACTACCGTCAGTTCGCCGGTATTTTCCAGCACAACATAATTAGCCTCCCCTCCGGTAATAGTGAAGTGAGAGAGCTTGTTGTATCCTTCAATATCAGTCCCTGCGCCCGTGTTGGCAACTAAAGCACTGCCCGTCTCCTGGTTAACCCCATGTGCAATACCGCCGGTATAGACAATCAGCGAGCCTCCGGCGCTAATATTGCTGCCAATTGCCGTACCATCTTTCTCAACAACTTGCTGGCTCCCGGAGGATATAATTGTTGTGTCAGCTTTCCCACCGCTTTTGATATTTTGCGTTCCGCTGTTGATATTGGTGCCTGTGGCTATGCCATAATTATTAAGATTCTGTGTGCCACCATTAATTATGGTATTTGTCGCGTTTCCTGCAACATCCATAACCCCGCCATTATCTATTCGGGTCGCATCAGCTTTAGCATTCGTTAAAACTGACATTGTTCCTTTATCTTTAATAATCGTCTTGTTTGCGGAATGAGATACTTCTAAATGGCCTCCATTTTCCAGCAACACATTGTCTTCCACTTTATTGTGGATGGAGAATGCACCTTCACTATTCGTACCGCTCACCGTCGTACCGTTAGTGTTTGTTTTTAAAATTGCACCATCGTGCTGGGTAACATTTGTTGCCGTACCACCACTAACATCAAGCACGCCACCGGAATAAACTTCAATAACATCCGAGGTGCTGGTGTTATCAACAATTTGCGTGCCACCAGAATAGATCTGCGTAATTTTTGCCGTTGACTTACTATTCAGAGACTGAGTTCCGCCTTCAATCGTCGTGTCCAGCGCACGGCTCTCATATACTCTTTGCTCACCGCCATTTTTAATGGTTGTTGTTTCTACTGTGCTCTGTTCAACATACTGTCGACCACCATTTATGGTTGTGTTCGTTGCCAGACTTCCTTGTACTACGTCCTGAGAGCCAGACTTATTTATCGTTGTACCATCAGCATGCCCTTGAACTTTTACTATCTGGCTACCACCATCAATGAGTATTCCATTCGCACTCCCTCCCTCTACGCGTGAAGCACCGCCCTTAATTGTCGTTCCATTGCTGATACCCCCTTTATAAACGTCCTGATTGCCACTCTCGATTGTCGTACCTGTGGAAATACCCCCGTCATGAATTGACTGTCTGCCACCGTTAATGGTTGTATTATTAGCCTGCCCCACAAAATTGTTATGACTTCCTATATCTTGATATCCACCAGATTCAATAAGACTTCCATTAGATACCCCGCCATGAACATTCTGCTGGCCATGGTTGATAATATGAGTGTTATTTGTTGTACCTCGTTCATCCACTTTTTGGTTGCCATCTACAGTCTCATCGTTTACCACACCAATAACATCAGGAGTGAAGGCCGCCATACCGGGCGGGGCATATATCAAGGCAGATATCAATAAGGAAAGTACTGAGCGGCGACAATAATGGGGACTGGTCCTGTTCATAAATTTCATCCTCTGAAAAGTGAATACTGAGTAGCGTTTAAGCGACCTTAGCTCTGCTGCAACATCAGCCCACAGGCACCAGACCAGGGGATTCATCCTGAAGAGACAGCGCAAGTGTATTGTGTTCACCGCTCATCAAAGACATCATGATGAAATGATGATATTCCACATAAGAAAGAAGCATTTTTTAAACGCAGTGCGCTGAAGTATGGTTGGATAAAAAAGTCAATCTATTCAGGGAATACGGGGGTATTCTTTTCTTTCGACAATCAGGCCGTCGGCAAAATAAAATGATTTACATAATCGTTTCTGATGAATATCTTCTGCTCACATAAAAATCACACAATAACTTTGAGATCGCAGATTCTTTTACTTTTACAGCATTCGTCCCCCCATTGTTGGGCAAATATAGATTGGGCCAGAGCACGAAAGTTAATACCACGTTTGCACAGCTCCTCCAACAGCACGACAAGATGCCACATACTGCGCCCCAGTCGGTTCGGTTTACAGACTACCCGTGCGTCCACCGCCGATAATGTCCTGAGCAGTTTTTTCAGTCCGGACCTCCTGCCACGGTTTTACGTTGAAGAGGTAACCCTGAGCACGCAGTTCATCAGTCAGGCGTGGTGTACCGTAACCCTATTATTGATGGGTAAGATCAAAAAAACTTTCAGGCAGCTAAGGAAAGCTGAACCAGACATTAGAATAAATATTTCAACCAATTACAGCACCAATTCAGACACCGCCAGCTCAACAAATAAATCAAGGGGTTACGTGAAAGCGTAGCCCCTTTTTCTTTGGTAGTGGCAGCAAAATGGTTGTAGTGTAAAAAATAATCCCGTTTAATCAATCAATAATACATATTGTTTCAATCTACGTTATTATCTCTTTGTAAAAATAGCCATTTATTAATCATTGAAAACTGCTTTTAGAACTTGATACAACGGGACTAGTCACAACAGGACTATTCTCAACGGGATCATCCTCAGAGGAACTATCATCAAAGTCATCATCCATAAATAAAATATCATCGAATGGTGCCACGCCCGTGATGAGTTTTATTTTATTATTACGATCAGTCAAGACTCCACTTAAACCGTTTTCGCTCACAGGTTTTAATGATTTTTCATTACTCTTGTTGTAAGCAGGCGCATTAAAAATACACGGAGTATCAAGATCAAACAATGACGTTCCCCAGTTCACATATTGAATATCATAGTTACTGAAGTTCTGTCCAGAAAAGAAGCATCCCTTAAAATCCAATCCACCTAAATTATATAAACCATCCTCTTCTTTTTGGAGAGTAATGTTAATTTTGGCTATCTCCCGGACATCATCGCCATTTTTATATTTGAATACCGTTTCAAGATTTTCCCCACACAGTTTGACTTCTGGAAATAATTTGAAATCAAAGCCTATATTATTATGTATCAACGTAGATGAACAAAAGATGGAGAAAGCTTGCAGTGCTGAATTATAGCTTTCGATTTTATCCTGAGGCTGCGCTCTTGGTAAAAACTCATAGCAACATTCATAAAAATTAAGTAGAAACTCTGAAGACCTTCCATTTTTATCAAATAATATCCCCTTGAACTCATTCACAAACGCATCTTTTTTTTCTTGAATATCTATGGGGTGTTCCTTTGACTCTGACAAAGATGAAATCTCATCTATTTTGTTTTCATATGAATTACGTGATTCCATACAGACATTTGGCGGCGTTTCTAAAATAACACTACGCGTACTACTTGGCTTAAGTAAACCAACATGAAAATCACTTTTTCTTATATTATCGAAAAGGTTCTGTTCATTTCTTTTAGCGCATTCAAAAAACTGATCGGCATTATTTTTATTCGATAATTTTTTAGTTTCAGAAAACACATTTTCATTGTTTTCCAGCTTTAGTTTAATGAGAAGATTTTCCCAGACCTGCTTGCTTAAACATATTACGTCAGGCTCACCAGAACTAACTAACTCGTGATTATTATTAAAGTGTACGTTGAATACCTTTAAGTTATTTTCACCAACTTCATATTTAATACGTTTTAATTGTTCTCCAGCTCCCATAATGACAAAGGCGTTGCCTTCTTGATATATACATTCAGACATCATTTTTTGTAAAGTTTCAAGAGCACCGCGATACGTCTCTGATGCAGCTTCCTTACAAATTAATTTTAAAATACTATGAGCTAGTAGCTCCATGTGTTTAGAAGATTTATTTTCATTATAACTTCCACTACCCAAAACTGCGCTAGCGTTAAATCCGTTTCTTTTACTAACTAACAT